CGTAAATGAACGCTGCTGTTGAACGTGAACCTCATATTCTCGGAGAAGCCTCATGGCACAAAATATTGAGTCCTGGAGTTACAATCTGTCCGCTGTTACTGATGGCACCGACACCTCTTGCGAGGCTAAGTACGTCTATAACGCGGCTGATTCATGGAGCCCACCGCGTCCTGTTTGTATGAACGCGGGTTATATTAATCTGGGCTATGGTTATCCAGCAAAAGTTGGATACGAGTACCGTGAAACCGATCGTGGAAAGTTTCCTGACCGCGATCGCTCCACTGGATTGCTGCCTCCTAAACCCTACCTCTTCAGAAAGCTTAAATCGCAGTCTGTTGTAGCAAAGGTGAAGGACTTCTCTTTTAGAAGCGGTGCCGCTTATGGGATCGACTGTACTGGCCAGAAAGGAGGCGGGGGTAATGCCCCTTCCTTCCAAACGGCCGGTTTGGTTGATACAGCCACCACATGGGGTTATCGAACCCCGCCTGCTCACCTTGTCAATCGAGCTTTAAGCAAGATATATGACAAGATTGGTGACAAACGATCTAGGACCTTTGATGCAGCCGTGTTTTACGGCGAGCGAAAAGATACTATTCGAATGTTGCAGGGCAGATCGCTACAGCTGCTTGAAATATTTAAAGCAGTAAAGAGTGGTAAATTCGCGCAAGCTCAGTCACTAATAACAACCTATGGAGAGACTATATCGCCACAATTCCGTGGTGAAAAGAAACTCTCTAAGAAACGGTTGAAAAACCTCATGTATAAATACCAGCACGGTAACACTGCAAAGCGTATACGCCTAGCAGAGCGAACCTGGCTGGAGATGAGGTATGGCTGGCTCCCTTTCATCGGGGAGATGTCTAATTTAATAGACGACTTTATGCGTGAAAAACCGACAGTATCCTTTGTGGTACGCGCTAGATTTGGCGACAGCCAGATCCGCACCGTAGGTGACAGGCGAGACTTCGGTCTCATTAGGCCAGTTTCGATGTCGTATAGTTGTGATGTCAAAGACACTCACTTCTATCGATTGTCGGCTGCCTATGAAGTCCTGTATAACTACAGCGGAACTGATCTTGTTTCCCAACTCGAAGGGCTTGGCGTCCTCAACCCGATTGCAACCTTATGGGAACTCGTTCCCTTATCGTTTGTAGTCGATTGGTTCGTCAATGTCGGCGATGTGTTATCATCACTAACGGCTACAGCTGGGCTCAAGCAACTTTACGTTTGCGAGAGTTACAAGTTTACGTCGTCTGTGGTGCCAGGGTCAGCTCAAATGCTGACCGAAGCTTCTAGCGTCCTAACGTATCCAACGTATGGATTCCTGAATGCTAATGTAACGAGTTTAGACATCGACGAGGAATTTGTTTATTTCCATCGTAAGATGCTACCCTCACTTCCACAAATAACCCTTTCGTTTGATCCGAACCTTAAATGGATGAGAATCATTGATTCTCTTGCTTTAATTGGACAATTTACGTCCAAGGCGTCTGTTAAGGTATACGGCAAACTCTAACCCGGAGGTGGCATATGCCACAAATCGCGAATATCGTGCTGGCTGATGGCCAGTCAACCCCAGTCAATCACACTTTCACACCATCGTCTATCAAAGACGGCGTGGCGGTGTTTTATGACCGTGCGAAGAGCGTTGTTCTTGAACAACCGTACGTTACTATCAAAACGAACTTAGCTAAGAATCCGAAAGGAATCTCCTCGGTTCGTGCGACGGTTAACGTGCCGCGTTACGATTCCGTCTCTGGTAAAGTGATCGGTTATCAGTCTGCTACGATCGAATATCGTATTGCGCCCCAAGGTACGAAGCAAGATCGCGATGATCTTGTGGCCTACGTAAAGGGCTTGACTGCAACATCTCTGTTGCAGGGCATGGCTGCTAACGTCGAAGCTTTATATTAATAGCTTCATTCTCACTTACCTGATTAGGAATCTAACATGGCTGTTCAGCTCCCGCTGTTTGTTAATAGTAACGCAGCAAAACCAGGATTTGTTATCACGAAGAGTCAGGTCAAGAAGGCGTTACTGCCCGCTTTGACACAGGTGATTCATGAAACAAATATTACACAACTTGATATCTGTCCTATCGTCTTTAGAGATACGTATTTGCACCAAATGGTGTTTAGTAAGTATACAACTGAAGATCCAAAGACCGCCGCCGAAAGGCGACGCACATGCTTAGAAAAATATTTGGCATGTGAGGTTCGTTGTAAAGAAACCAACGTGAAGTTCCAAAAACGCCAGTTTGAAGGTACCAAGTTTCATCATCTTTTGATGCTTGCTCGAAAACACTTGAGCAATATACTTGGTCCTTTACCGACGAATTGGTACTACGGGGCTTCGTTTGGGCCTGGTGCCTCGACGCGACTGTCACGTAAATACAGTGATAGAAGCTTCAAATTCGAGGGAATACCACATACTACATCACTGCTGAAGCCTTTTTGCGAGGCTGCAGGATTCGGGCCTTGGCACGAGTTTGAAGTGAAGGAGTATGCCGAGTTCCTGACGGTTCCGAAGAATTCTCTGACGGACCGACCTATAGAAATCCAACCTTGCATGAATCTATTTTTCCAGAAATCATTGGGAAAAATAATCAGACGCAGGATGCACGGCCAATCTACCGGCTCCGGTTATCCGGCTCTTGATCTTAACAATCAAGAGGTGAATCGCGAATTTGCTCGCATTGGATCTTCTAGCAACCCCGAAATCTGTACGCTGGATTTATCATCAGCGTCAGACCTACTTGCCACAGAATTCGTTAAGTACATGGTTGAAGACCAAAAATGGTTGAATGCTCTGTACTTGACACGATGTGGTGTAGTTAGGGTGGAGGAAGTTGGCTTTTTGCCACTTCAAAAGTTCTCCGCTATGGGTAACGGGTATACTTGGGAGCTCCAGTCTGCTATATTTTATAGCATGATTAGGGCTTGCAACGAGTATTTAGGAATGGATGGGTCAGTCTGCAGCATTTTCGGCGACGATATTATATGTCACGTTGATGCATCCAAGTTGCTCATGGAGTTCCTGGACTTCTGTGGTTTGAAGGTGAATACCGACAAATCCTTTACGTCCGGGTTCTTTCGTGAGTCATGCGGTAAGCATTACTATAAAGGGTTTGATGTAAGCCCTTTCTACCTACGTGGTCCTATCAAGGATACCGTGGGTTTGTATGCTTTCCACAACCGTGTACACGAGTGGCTATCAAGAGATGGTTTCAAAGATGTTCGCTTCCTTGGCGTTATTGCCTGGCTTCGCGAACATACTAGTTACCAAATCGAGGTGCCGCCGGGTTACGGCGATGGTGGTTTCCGCACTTGCAGAAATGACGCAACTCTCCAAAAGCGTGTTCACAGCAAGAAGCATTGCACTCATGTGTATGCTTTCAAGTCTGTTGTTATCCGTAGAGCTACTCTTGACTGGCCTCGTATGGGGTCAGTTTGGAAGTCGCTTTCAGGGTACGACGCTGAGAAGAGTTCGGCTTCTGTGTTGCCTTTCGGTACACAGCGAGCCGCTGTCCGCCGGTCTACCAGTATTTGGTGGCCGGACTTGGGTGGTTGGTTTTAACCTTTGAGGTTTGTTGTAACCGACCATTAATATTAGACACCGCCGTGGGGCGGCATCCGTGAG